CCTCAAGGTGAATACTATGGATATGTCTCTCAAGATATGAAACTGAAAGGACAAACTAGTGGAGCTGAAGCAATAATAACATCTGTCAGATTAGTTACCGACAATGTTGGAACTCTTATCGGATCTTTATATATTCCAGATCCAAATATTTTAATTAATCCAAAATTTGAGGCAGGAACAAAGGTATTCAGAATTACTAGTAGTTCAAATAACTCTCAGATTATTGGAGTTGCAATTGCAACTGCAGAGGAAAAATACTTTGCTGAAGGAAAAGTAAATACGGTTCAAGAGAATATAATTGTTGTTCGCAATTCCAGAGTCGAGACTGAAACACAATCTGAGAGCAATCCAGAAACTCAAGTTGGCCCAGAAAATGTAGTTAAGAGTACTTTAATAAGGACAATACCAAGACCATCACCTGCAAGTAGTTCTAGAAGTTCTAGTAGCGGTAGCAGTTCAAAGGTTTATAATGGTGTTGCGACTGGATATATTACTGCAACGGGTAGTTATGGAACTGTCAATCAAAATAAAGGTGGATACTCCCCAAGTGGTAAAACTACATATACTCAACCATCTATTGGTGCGGCAGGTGTTGCAAGGGCAATTGCTTCTGGATATCCTGTGGGACAAGTTCAAGCATGGGCTACGAAATCCGGTGCTCGTATTGGTCCAGCAGCAGCTGCACAATATGGTTTAAGACCAAGTGATGTGAGATTAAAACAAAATATTAAAACTATAGATAATGCTCTAAATAGACTGTTGAATATTAAACTTTGATGTCTCTAAAAAAGTTGTTAAAAATAAATGGAAAACAGTATGAATGGAGTGAAGAAATGCATAAATTGACCGGAAAAACTGGATCTGATTATGGAGTTATAGCGCAGGAAGTTCAGAAAGAATTTCCTGAAATGGTTCTTAGCGGATCAGATGGATATTTAAGAGTTGATTATATTCAACTTATTCCTGTCATGATTGAAGCAATAAGAGAACTAAAAGAAGAAATAGATCAACTCAAGTTAAATAAATAAGTTATTAGATTAACGAAAGGAAATCAACAGATAAAACAATGAAAGTCATAGATCCTTTAGCTCAATCATTTTATGTGGAACCCGAAAGTGGAATTTTCGTAACTTCTGTTGATTTATATTTCCAATCAAAGGATGAACAACTTCCTGTTACTATACAGTTGAGACCAATGCAATTGGGTCTTCCAACACAAGTAGTTTATCCATTTAGTGAAATAGTTTTAGAACCAAGTCAAGTAAATGTATCTGAGGATGCATCAGTTCCAACGAGAGTTGTTTTCGATTCTCCAATTTATTTAACTGGCGAAACTTTTCACTCTATTGTCATCTTGGCAAATTCTGATAAATACAATGTTTGGGTTTCGAAGTTAGGAGAAACCAATGTTTCATCAGAGTCTGATGTCGAATCAAATCAATTTCTTGTATTAAAACAACCTCTTTTGGGTGGGTTGTTCAAATCACAAAATGCAAATACTTGGAATGAGAGTCCATTTGAAGATTTAAAGTTCACACTTTATAGAGCTAACTTTACACAAAGAGTTGGAAACTTTAATTTATATAATTCAGATTTGAGTGTTGGAAATGGTCAGGTATCGAAATTATTACCTGATTCAATAGAAATGACATCCAAAAAAATTAGAGTTGGACTGGGAACAACAGTTCAAGATAGTGATTTTACTATTGGCAATACCGTATATCAAAAAACTTCTACAGGAACCGGAAAGTATGTTGGTATTGCAGGTACTGCTAAAGGTGATTTGAAGATTATAAATTCAGGAATTGGATATACTCCATCATCCGGTTCAAACAGTTTTAGTGGAGTTGCATTAACTAGTATTACTGGAAACGGGAGAAATGCAACTGCAAATATTACCATAAACAATGGTATTGCTATTGCAGCTACAATAAGTAATGGTGGAATTGGTTATCAAGTTGGTGATGTATTATCAGTTATTCAGGTTGGAAATGATCTTCTTGGGAGAAATTTAAGATTATCAGTTTCCGAGTTAAATGGATTCAATGAAATTATACTTGATGAAGTTCAAGGAGAATTTGTAACTGGTGTTGGTAATACAGTATTTTTTGTCAACAGTTCGGGAATTTCTACAGAATTAAATTCTACTCTAGGTGGAAATGTGACCATTATTTCTAATGGAGTTCAAACTATTGACGATGGATTGACCATAAAAGTTAATCACAAAAATCATGGTATGCACGCCGGCGAAAATGTGGTAACGATATCCAATGTCATATCAGATATAAAGCCAAAGCAATTGACTGCATCATATGAACAATCTTCTACTGCAGACATTCCTTTAGATGATGTTACAAATCTGACTACTTTTGAAAATGTTGGTGTAGGAACCACAAATCCTGGATACATTTTGATTGGGAATGAAATTATTTCATATGAAGGAATTGTTGGAAATTCTCTCACTGGCATAACTAGAGAGATAGACCAAACTAAAGCTTTTAGTTACAGTCAAGGGACAGATGTATATAAGTATGAATTGAATGGAATTTCGCTGAGAAGAATTAATACAAATCATACTTTACAAGATTCTACACTAAGTGATCCTCTTGATTTAGATTACTACACTTTAAAAATTGATACTACTCAAGATGAAAAGACCGGATCTCTTCCACAAGGACAAGTAGATAGGAGTGTTGAAGGATATCCTAAGTTATTCATTAACAAGACAAAATCTACAGGAGGACCTTCTATCCAAGCATCTCAGAATATTCAATTTGAACTTCTTAGACCAAATATTCAAACATTAATTTTGAATAGCACGAATATATCTGCAAGCGTTAGAACCGTATCAGGAACTAGCGTTGATGGAAATGAGATTTCCTTCATAGACAAGGGATTCCAAGACATTGATTTGAATACAAATAATTACTTCGATTCGCCAAGACTAATTGCATCGAAAGTAAATGAAACAAATAATCTTACATCATTACCTGGAAATAAGTCATTTACTGTCAATTTAAATATGACTTCTTCCAGTGAATATCTGTCTCCAGTGGTAGATTTAGATAGACTTGGAATGATATTTGTTTCGAATAGAATTAATAGTCCAATCGAAAATTATACAACAGATAATAGAATTGCAACTTTAGCAGATGATCCATCTTCTTTTGTTTATGCAACAAACGCTATTTCTCTTGAAACTCCAGCATCTTCTATTAAGATTCTAGTTGCAGCACATGTAAACATTTATAATGATCTTAGAGCATTCTATTCCGTATTAAATGACCCTCTGGACGATACAATTTATTATCCATTCCCAGGATATTCAAATCTCACTCTCTCTGGAGAGGTGATTGATCCATCAGCGAATGATGGAACTTCTGATAGATTTGTTCCAAAAGTTGATATACTTGATTATGGCAATAATGAGTCACTATTTAAAGATTATGAATTTACGATTGATAATCTCCCGTCATTTAGATATTTTAGCATCAAATTGGTTGGATCATCAACAAATCAAGCATATCCTCCAAGATTAAAAGATCTTAGAGTCATTGCACTTGCATAATTATGAACTATTCCAAGGTAGAGGGCCACAAAAATTTAGTGAGAGATAATTACACTAAGGCTATATTGAATACCAATAAAACTGAATATCAAAATTATATTGCTTTAAAGAATCAAAAAAATAAAGAGTACAAAAGAATACAAGACATGGAAGAAGATCTTGCTAATATAAAAAATGATCTTGATGAAATAAAGCAAATGCTAAGGGGATTGTCAAATGGATCCAGATAAGATTAATTTAGATAGTATTAATAAGTTATTTGAATACGAAAAATTATCTAGAGATATAGATAGTATAGATGATGTTGAAATTTTGCGAAATTATGCAAAATCATACATTAAATTATACTTAAAACAACAAGAAGTTATATTAAATTTCTAATGGCACAACCATCTACGAGACAAGGATTAATAGATTACTGCAAGAGAAAACTGGGTGCGCCAGTTTTGGAGATTAATGTTGCTGATGAGCAAATAGATGATCTTGTAGATGATGCAATACAATTTTTTCAAGAGAGACATTTTGATGGTGTCTCTCAGATGTATTTAAAGTATCAAATTACGCAGGATGATATTGATAGGGGAAGAGCTCCAAATGGCAATAATCCAAGTGCGGGAATAGTTACATCAACAGCATCAACAACTATAAATGGATCTGCAGTAACATTTGACTATAAAGAAAATAGTAACTACTTACAAGTACCACCTTCAATTATTGGTGTAACGAAAGTTCTCCACTTTGATGGAACTAATACGGTCACCAATAATATGTTTAGCGTAAAATATCAACTATTCTTGAATGATATCTATTATTGGGGATCAACAGAACTTTTAACCTATGCGATGGTTAAAACTTATCTTGAAGACATGGATTTTCTTTTGACAACTCAGAAGCAAATTCGTTTTAATCAAAGAATGGATAGATTATATCTTGACATTGACTGGGGAAGCGTCAATGTCAATGACTATCTAATTATTGATTGTTATAGAACATTAGATCCAAATGATTTTGCTAGAGTTTGGAATGATTCCTTCTTAAAACCATATTTAACGGCACTTATAAAACGCCAATGGGGGCAGAATCTTATCAAATTCCAAGGAGTAAAACTTCCTGGTGGAGTGGAGCTAAATGGTAGACAAATATATGATGATGCACAAAAAGAAATTGATATGATCATGGAAAAAATGTCGAATACTTATGAACTTCCACCACTAGACATGATCGGATAATCATATGCTTAATCCATTTTTTCAACAAGGTTCAAAGACGGAGCAAGGGTTAATACAAGACCTGATCAACGAACAGTTGAGGATGTATGGAGTTGAGATTTATTATTTACCTAGACAATATGTTACTGAAAAAACAATAATAAAAGAAGTAATAGAATCTAAATTTGATAATGCATATCCTATTGAAGCATATGTCGATACTTATGAAGGATATAATGGTTTAGGAACGCTGATGTCAAAATTTGGCATTCAGGAAATGGATGATTTGATTTTAACTATATCAAAAGAAAGATTTGAAAATTATATAACACCATTAATTAAAGATATTCCAAATATTAAACTTTCATCAAGACCAAAAGAAGGAGATCTAATTTATTTCCCACTTGGCGACAGATTATTTGAAATCAAGTATGTTGAGCATGAAAAACCATTTTATCAATTACAAAAAAACTATGTTTATCAGTTGACATGTGAACTCTTCAGATATGAGGATGAAATTATTGATACGAATGTAGATGAGATTGATGATAATATTGTAGATCAGGGTTATATTCAAACATTAACACTTGTTGGCAGTGCTTCTACAGCAACAGCAATAACAGGAATAGTAAATGGTGGTGTAAGAAAAATTACACTCACAAATAGAGGAAGTGGATACACTTCTATACCTAGAGTTGCAATTTCTTCAGCACCAAGTGGAGGTTTAACTGCCATTGGTGTTGCAACTATGATTTCAGGCATCATTGATTGTAATGGAGTAACATCAGACAAAATACAAGGAGTTGAGATAGTAAATCCTGGATATGGTTATACAGTTGCTCCGGGAGTTTCATTTATTGGTGGAGGTGGAGTTGGTGCTGCAGCTACTACAGAAATTAATGATGGTGTTATTGGCATAATTACTGTTACCGATGGCGGATCTGGATATACATCTTCACCAGTAGTAACTATTAGTTCTCCAGGAATAGGAACAACGGCTTCTGCATTTGCCGTTGTAAGCACTGCCGGAACAATTACATCCATAAGAGTTATTGATGCTGGTATTGGATATACGGTTGCTCCGACAATAACAATCGCATCTCCAAT